ATAACGATAGTGATCTTATAGTATTAGATGGAAGTGGCACGGAGTTTCCTGCTGGCATGACTCTATACGGTATGTACGACTATGTTGAGTTGCATGCTGGAGATGTTATCTGCTACGTAGCGCCACGACCAGACTATCGCACTAGAGCAGCTGCTATATAATGGCCCTAGGCAATGCTAATAGTTCTGCTCAAGCTAGAGGTAAAAATAAACCTGTAGTAGTAAAGCGAAGAAAAGAAGTTGTAACCGCGAGGGGCTATAGCTCTTTCATGGGTACAGCCTCTCCTGCAGGTAGCGCTGCGTGTAGTGCTTCAGCAAGTACGGTTGACCAAACTTATTATCACGACGGTGCCGGTTCAGTACCCGCCGTTGGTGATTTAGTTTACTCAAGAAAACGAGCCGGTTCAAGATACTTTCTACCAGCGGGCCACTATAAGATTGGACCCGTAAGTAGAGCGTACTATAACATAGAAGTGAACGCGTCTGGAGCTGTTGCAGCGAGGACTTCGTGTAAATAACAATAAACAATTTTAATTTAATATAATTTAATTATGGGAAAAAAGAAAAAAGAAAAGGTCGTAGACCTAAAGCCAGAGAAGATCTCTTCAGATGATCTTCAGGAATTACAAAACGTAGTTTCAGCTATCAACAAACTGCAATTCGATGTTGGTCAAATGGAGGTTCAAAAGCATAACGCACTCCACGCTTTATCTCAGGGGAATGAAAAGCTTGGCCAAATGCAAACCGACTATACGGAAAGATATGGAACATCTGATATCAATATTCAAGATGGCACTATAAACTACAAGGAAGATGAGCCATCTGATTCGTAAAATCACGATAGGTAAAGACTATAAGAATGACTCCATGCACTATGCCGTTGGGCAAGAAGTGTATGGCGGTCATACTATTTGTGATATACTTGAAGAGGAAGATAAGTACTCTATTTATATACGCAAAGAGAAGACAGTTATACCTTGGAAGGATTTCAATAAGAATATGGCTATATCTGTAGAATATAACCTAGAATACTAGTGCAGTCTATATATAATTATGTCGTAACTCCTCTTGGAGATAGATATAATAATACCGTAAAAATTGGTGATAAAGAATTAGTACTAAATACCGAGGTATATAACCACCAATATGTCAATAGGGAAGCTAAGGTTTTATCTATACCTAGAGTCAAAGATCTAGATATCGAAGTCGGAGACACTGTGACATTACATCACAACGTATTTCGCCGTTGGCATGACGTAAAAGGTAGAGAGAAAAATAGTAAATCATTTCTTGAAGAAGGTAAATATCTAGTTGCAAGAGACCAGATATATCTATATAAAAAAGACAGTGGTTGGATTTGTCCTAAAGGATATTGTTTTATACAACCTATAAAAGACAACAGCAAGTTTAGTGTTGATCCAGAAAGGGCTTTAATAGGTGTTGTTAAGTACACAGATGGAACAGTAAACGTAGGTGAACTAGTTGGTTTTAGACCTAAACTAGAACACGAGTTCGTAGTTGATGGTAAACGCTTGTACCGTATACCATCTCAATTTATTACAATTAAATATGAATATCAAGGAGACGAAGAAGAATATAATCCAAGCTGG